GATGTCATATGGGAGGAACCGGTTGAGACCCCCAGTGGGGACTACAAGTACCTTCGCAGGAAAAACACCCTGCAGGAGCTTTTGGATAAGCTCAGTATGGGTGGTGACATCAAAAGCATGAAATCACAGCATACTGATCCAAGGATACTGCTAATCAGGTCAGCTGAAGCTCTAACCAAGCAGATGGACATGCTTGTCCAGGCGTGGAAGTCTGCAGACCAGGGCCGCAACGCTTTTATTGATACCCCGGCATGGGCACAGGTGGTAAAGATAGTATTAGATGCAACAGAACCGTACCCTGAGGTACGGAGGATCATAGCCGATGAGCTTAGCAAAGTCTCTGAGTAGGCAGTTTGCTGCCTCTATTGACCCATCCCACTACCTGGAGAGTCTGGGATTCGAAGCCTATGAATGGCAGCGCGAGGTCCTGCGTCCTGGGGTGTCGAGGCTTATTCTTAACTGTGCCCGGCAGTCGGGTAAGTCCACCGTCATAGGGGCCAAAGTTGTCCATAGGGCTAAGTTTTTCCCGGGATCCCTGATCATGCTCTTTGCCCCGTCAGAGAGTCAGTCTGCAGAGCTGATGGAAAAGATCGGGGTGTTCATCAGTCAGGATCCTGAGATCTTACTAGTCAGGGACTCGTCGATCACAAAGAAGTTTCTCAATGGTAGCAGAATTAAGGCCTTCACGGCCAGTCCCCGCTCTGCTCGCGGCTATTCGGATCCCGATATTATCGTGTTTGATGAGGCTGCGCATGTTGAGCGGGAACTGTACTTGACTGTCAGGCCGATGATGACTGGAGGGAAGACTGACCTGGTGCTCCTATCTACCCCTTATGGAAAAGAGGGTTTCTTCTATGACATTTGGATGAGGGAGACAGACCTCTGGCTCAAAGTCGAGGTACAGCCGCTTTGGATCATGCACAGGATGATGCCGGAGAAATATGCACCTCGTAATGATGCTGATTTTATCCGAGAGCGTGCAGAAAAAGGAATTAAAGCTTTTATCTCCACCAGGCACACGGAGGAGTTCCTGCTCGAGGAGTATGAAGAGATGGGGGAGCATTGGTATATGCAGGAATACGGTTGCGAGTTCCGTAACCCTCTGGATATAGTCTTTGATGTGGATCTGTTTAATCGGAGTTTTGATGATACTCAGCTGATCGACATCGAGAAGTTTCACAAGAGTGAAGGAGAACTGTTTTTTTAATGCTGATGTTGAGTTCAGCAATTTGCTGAACTAAATCCGACACGTCATGCTCGTCATGCTCGTCATACTATGCCCGATGCTGTAAAGCTGAGTGATACTGCATGACGTGTATGACGAGCATGACGATTGGACTTTATTTGATTCCATAGATTCCCTAGTTAGATTCCCTAGTTTTAACCGTGCCGAATCAGCACGGTTAGTCTAAGTGCGCACTTAATCTCAATTCCCTCATAGAATACCATTGCTACATGTACGATGCTGCCCCCGCGATGGGGTTTTGTCTGTCCCAGGACTTGGGAAAGATTGGAGACTACCACGCATCAATACTCACTGAGACTATATTCCAGGTACGCAGCCGTACCACTTTCAAGCGTAAGATCTATCAGCCGGGAGATGTTGAGGTCATTTATCCTGAAATCCATGTCAGAGGGGTAAGCCGTAGCCAGGTGTCATATGACAAGCTGGTGGAATGGACTAAGGTGCGATTGTCGGATTATCGACTGGTAAATAACTGCTGGCATGTGGTCGATGCCTCTGGAGTAGGGCAGAGTGTCCTGGACTTCATGCGTGCGAATAACCTATCTCCAGTCGGTATCTATGCCACAGGAGGAGACATCGTTAACCAGCGGCCTTATGGCTACACCGTGCCAAAGACGGAGCTGATTGCCAGCTTCCAGACTGTGATGAGCCGTGGTCTGCTGCACATTCCAGAAAAGCTGGATCCTGCGATCAAAAAACAGCTGATTCACGAAGTGCAGAACTACAAAGAAAAGATAACCAGGGCCAACAACAGTACCTTTGAGGCATGGCGGGAGAAAGATCATGATGACCTGATATCCTCTCTCATGCTCAATTGCTGGTGGGTGATGCGGATGAACGGCCAGGTGATAGAAACTAATCGCCACAAACCTATGGAAAGTGACTACAATCCTCTGCGGTATGGGCTGTAAAATCCTAACCGTGCCGAATCAGCACGGATAAATCAAAGATAACTTTATCATCAAAGAGCCTATAACATACCATTGGCTTATGCAAAGCGAAGAGATGAAAAAGCTGGCAGAGGAGATCACCCTTAAGCACGGGCAGCTGAAGAAATTTCGGCAGCCCTATGAGTTTACCTGGAAGGAGATAACCAAATATATCGCCCCGGGGAAAAACTTCTGGAAGGAACTGAGGGACACTACTCCAGAGACCAGTGAAGATATCTATGACGGAACCCCGATCAGCGCGGTACGAACCTTGGCAGATGGATTGCAAGGGTACCTGGCCAGAAGGGGACATTTCTTTGCACTGACCCTAGAACACAGCAAAATCACTAGAAGGCCTCTAACGGGGCCTGTAAAAGCCTATCTGCAGTACCTCGAAGAAGTCTTTAACCACATTTTTGAGAGGAGTAATTTCTACGAAGCGGTAAACGAATACTTTCGGACAGGGGCTACCATAGGGACCCTGGTAGCCTATATCGAGGAGGAGGTAGGGGAAGATCGTTTGGTGTTTTCTGCAGCTCATCCCAAACAGGTATGGATTGCAGAAAATGCCTATCGGAAGGTCGATACGGTATTCAGGGAGATCATGATGACCTCTCGCGAGATCCTTCAGCGGTGGGAAAAGAATCTCGAAAAGGAAATGCAGGAGAACCTGGAAAAGACCCCCTATGAGGACTATCGCGTACTCCATGCGGTGTTTCCCCGGACTGACCGGGATGTAACCAAGCTGGACGGAAAAAACAAGCGCTATGCATCTGTGTGGCTTTTGGAAAAGGACAAAGTGATCCTGGAGCATTCCGGTTTTGACACATTCCCCTATATTGCTTGGCGTTGGTCCATCGAGCACGGCGGAACCTACGGCTGGGCCCCGGCTCACGAAGCTATCAATGATGTATATCGATCCAATCAACTCAATAAGACGCTTTTGGAGGCTGCTCACGAATCTGTGCATCCGATGCTTAACGTCCCCCAGGAAAAGATGGGACTGATCGAGATCAAGCCTCGCGGCATGGTTCCCTACAACGAGAGCGGAAGAACCGTCACCCCGATCCAGACAGTGGGATCCTATCCGGTTGCCAGGGATCGCGAAGAAGCTCTCGAACTGGCAATCAAGGACCATTTTTTCACTGACATGTTTCTGATGCTCAACAACAGTATGGACTCGCGTAAAACGGCTACTGAGGTAATGGAGATGCAGTCTGAAAAGGCAGTAATCCTGCAGTCAGTGACAGCTCGGATTGAGTCAGAGCTGTTTGACCAAATATTCGATCGGGTGTTTGCCTTGGCTACATCTGCGGGGTGGATCATGCCGCCGTCTCCTGAGGTGATTGAGCAGATCGGCAGGGATCCTGTGCGGATCGACTACGTCAACTTGCTGACCCTGCTGCAGAACCGGTACCAGGAAATGCAGCTGGTTGACTACGAAATCCAGCAGATCCTTCGGTATTACGAACTTGATCCGTCTGTGGTCGATATTGTTGATTTTGATGAGGTGGCCGACTACAAGGCCGCCAAGTCCAGTCTGCCGCCAAAACTGCTGAGAGACAAGCGCAAACGGGATCAGATACGTCAGCAGCGGGCTCAGGCACAGCAGCAGCAGATCGAATCGGAGAACCTGGCGAAACAGGCTAGGGCCGTCAGGGATATGGGAGAAACGAACGCTCAGAATGTTGGGCAGGTGTTAGGAGCAGCTGGTGGACGTTAGGAGTGAAGCAGAGAAGACCCGGGACATGAACGAGGTTTATCGGCATGTATTCAGGACTGAGCAGGGTCGTGAGGTGCTGACAGATATTCTCAACGACTGCGGGTTCTTCTCTCTTGACGACATATCGAACGAGGCAGATATAGCCCGGCTGAATGTCGCGAAGAACATTTTGCACAAAGCAGGTATTTGGATACCTGGCTATGTAAGGGAGTTGGTTGATCGATTGTTAGATCTGCCAATCCCCTATAAGGAGTAACCGATGAATACAAGACTAAAGGTGCTTTTTGCACCCGACGGTGGTGATGGTGCAGGGATCCCCATTATCGGAAACAGCGGAGACGCAGGGACCGAAAATGGAGCAAACAGTACAGAGCCAGTGGTGAACAGTGGCAGTAATGCTGCAGGGGACCAGTCTCTCGGTTGGAGGTCCATAGCTCCGAAGGAGTATAGGGATCATGAAATCTTGAAGGGCTATGGAGATACCAAGGAGTTCTTCAAGGGGGCGATTGAGGCACACGAGAAGGTGAATCGATCGGCGAGACCGAAGGATGACGCACCTACTGAGAAGTGGACTGCGTGGCGCAAGGAGAATGGGATACCAGAAGCTGCTGATGGGTATGAGGTGGCAAACAAGCTGGAAGATGGAACCGAGCTGAGTGAGGACGCTGTGAAAGGATTTAAGCAGCTGTACCTTGAGAATAACTTAAGCACAGAGGCTGCCAAAGGCTTGCACGAGAAGCTGCTTGGATTGATCAGCAAGGGTGCTGAGAATTTTGGAAAGAGTGCAGAGGCTATGAAGGCCGAGTTCCAGAAGCAGCTTGAGAAAAACGCCGAAGAAGCCAAGACCCAGGCCGTTAGTGAACTCTCTACTGAGTGGGGGGATGATTACAAGGCCAATATCCAGAAGGCAGACCGGGCACTGAGAAGCATTGCTGGAGAGGACCAGATCAAGGAGCTTGCAAAAAGGGGATTCCTGAATGATGCAGCAGTGATCAAGGTTTTTCGCAATGCCTACAACCTCATATCAGAGGACACCCTGTTGGGTGGAGTAGCCCCAGGCGGAAGTCCAAAGGAGCGGATGTTTCCCAATTCTCCCGAAATGTACGAATAAACGTACCTGTGGAGATAACATATGTCTGTACTGACAAATAACCAGTTGACCATATCCGAGCAGATCAAGCAGTTTGGACCAAGCGGCGAGATCATGGATATTGTCAATGTGCTCGTTGAGGAGAACGAGCTGCTTCTGGAGGGAATATTCCTGGAAGCAAATGAGATGTTCAGCAACCTGGCGGTCAAAACGCTCAGTTTGCCGGATATTGACACAAGGCGGATTAACGATGGATCCGGCGGCGGGGTAACTAAGAGCACCAGGCAGAGAGAGGTTGTTCAGATCTTCGAATCCTTAATAGATATCGATGAGCTGCTGCTGAAGTCTGTCCCTGCTGGGGGTAAGGAAAAAGCCCGATGGAACCAGGTGCTTGGTTTCGTAGAAAGCTTTGCCCAGGCCCAGGCCGATGCACTGATTTACGGCAGCAACGCTACTGACCCTGATGAGATCGATGGATTGACTACCCGGTACAACGATACATCGCTGGCGAATGTTCATGATGTTGGCGGGTCTGGAGATGATACCACTTCGCTTTGGCTGCTGCAGTGGGATCGCAACCGGCTGCACATGATTTATCCCCGTGCTACCGAAAACTGCGGATTGTATCAGCATGATGAGGGACGAGTCAGGGTAACAAATTCAGACAGCGGCAAGGCCTACTATGCCTATGAGACGCTGCTGCGGATGGGGTTCGGCTGGAACATCGTTGACGGAGGCAATAAGTACTGTGCTCAGCGGCTGGTGAACATCGAGAGCTCTGCAGCTACTGGTGACGACCGTCTTTTCTCTACCGGAAAGATTAACCTGCTGATCTCTGCGGTCAACAAACTGCCGAAGAAAGGTAAGGGAGCAGTAATTTACTGCAATGGAGATTTAAAGACCCAGTTTGACATCTATGCCAAGGATCACCTTGGTGGTGTTCTCTGGTCGAAAGACGCCTTCGGGCAGCCGGTATCTATGTACCAGGGTCGGATACCGATCCGCATAGTGGATGCCATCAGCTCCGAAGAAACGGAAATTTAAGGGAGGAAAAGTATGGTATACGATGTTTTAGATTTTTTGACCTTTGTCCAGACGGACACATCAGAGACGGTGGAGGCTTTCGACGCTTCAGTGGATGACATTGAGGATAGTGAGTTCACATACAGCAATGTGCTGGATCTGGGTGCAGCGACGCCCAATTATGACGGACAGTCTGTGTATATTCGCCCTCGTGCTGACGAAAACGGGGAGCTTATCGCAGATTCCGATGATGCAACGGTGCTGCTTATCGCCAACCTGGTAGATGGGGCAACAACCAGTCCGGCAACAGAACGTGCGGTGGTTACCCAGGTAGTCTCGACCGAAGAGCTGGAGATCCCGCTGCCCCAGGGCGTGAGGCGGTATATCAAAGTCGGGCTCAAGTCCGACGGTGGTGCGGGTACGGCAGACATCGATGCTGGGGCTGTTGCAGTCCGTATCGGCAAGTCAAGCCGGAAGGAGTAATCATGGCCAGATATCTTTGTATCTCGACTAATGTAATTGGCGGGGTACGCTACAAAGAGGGTCGCTATTACAACTTTGACAAGAGACCAAATCCCAGGCGCTTCATGGAGGCGTCTGAGGATATTCCTGTCAAGGATTCGTCCAAACCCCTATCTGCGATGACTGATCTGCTGCTCTCTGACGAAGAGAGAGAGATGGTGCTCGCATTTCGAAAAGCAAAGAATGCCAAGCTCGACGAGATGAAGATGGAAGAGCTGCGCAGCCTTGCTGATGCCAGGGGGGTCGAAGTCCCTAAGGGGATAAAAAAGAAAGACGACCTGATCGCAATTATTGAGCAGTCCCGGTAACCCGGGGCTTGCTCTTTTTCTCTAGGGAGGAAGGATGCAGACGCCTACGCAAATCGCCAATGACGCATTGTCCCAGATCGGGGCAAGTCTCATTTCCACAATCGATTCAGATTCACAGCCCAATGCGGTACTGTGCAAGCAGTACTATGACATGTGCTGGATGGAGGTCCTGCAGGAATACCCCTGGAGGGAATGCATCGAGCGAGTGGATGCCACAGCGGGAGAAGTGGAGGCCCAGGACTTTAAGTCTTATGTATTCCTGTTTCCCAGTGACATGGTCACACTGCTGAAAGTCTATGAGATCAACGGTGTCGACATCACGAACCTTTGTGATATTCGGGGCAATAAGGTCTATACCGATACAGATGAGGTGTATTTTGAGTATGTGAGCTCAGCCGGGATCCTGCTGGACACCTATGGCCTTGCTACCAGTTATGTGCCGATGTATGTGCAGCACCTGGTTGCCCTGTTGATGGCATCGAAAATTGCCTTCCGTATAACCCAGAATGAGACGATCATGCGGACGCTCTACCAAGAATACCTGATGGAGCTGCAGAAGTCGAAGATCCGCAACGGGACTCATATGAGTTCCGGCGGTGAAGAGTACTGGGGGCGCTGATGTCAAAGCTCGATTTCTCCCGAGGCGAAATATCTCCACTGATGCGGTATCGTTCAGACTTGGAGGTCTATCACAAGGGATTGGAAACTCTCAAGAACTTTCTTCCGACCCCGCAGGGAGGGCTTACCAGGCGCTATGGCACGCAAATCATTGGTGCGCTTCCTTCCACTGAGCCCAATCCAGCAGTACGGACCTTTAACCTGGGATCAACTGGTCTTGCTGCAGTAATACCTGCTCCGGGATCTGATCTGACAGTAACCATTGATAACTCAACCTACGATACTGAGGATCGTATTGAGGACATACCAAAAAACACGGAGATTCAGATCCTCCTGGTGTTCTCCGAATCCAATACCATCAGTGCTTATTGGCTCAATACGTCTACTGGCATACCATCGTACATTCAGCAGCTGTGGAATTATGATTCCGGCTACGAGAGGCCAACCCTGGGCTTTGATGATACCCGGGATGTTAGGGTGGTTCAGATCGAAAGTTCAGTGTATATCGTTGCATCGGGACATGTATATGAATTGTATTGGGATATCACAAAACCGGCGGACACCTCCCTCGAGTGGGATGATTCGACAGAATACGAGCTTGGCGATGTTGTATACTATACCAGTGGCAGTACGTACTGGCTTGAGTGTATCACCGCTCATGACAGCTCACTGTTGGATCTGGCAACAGAGACCGACTGTGATCTTTTCTGGAAGGTCGTTTACCCTCCGTATCTTTCTTGGAGACGTGTGACACCCCGTGTAGGGGAAAAGCTGCTGACCGGGTCGGCGTATCAAGACGACTTCGACGAGTACGCATGGGTAGAGAACACCACGTGGGTAAACTCAACAGCCTACAAGCTTGGGGATGTCGTCAAGTATGACAACTCCGGCACCGACGAATGGCATGAGTGTATAGTTGAGCACACATCCTGTGCAGCTCCGGGAGTATTTACTGACGATTCGGCATATTGGGATGAAATGAATGCCATATCTACCCTGGAAACAGACCCTCCAGAAGATGATATTATTTATCGTGTCAGGGCATATGCAGGAAGAGAGCAGACTATACCCAGAGAGGTGGTTTCTCACCAGGGCCGACTGATCATGGCGTCCTCCTCCAGGTTTCCTGCCACGATATTTGGCTCGGAGATTGGCAGATATACTAAATACGGCGCTGGGATTAATGACGACGACCCATGGATTTACACGATATCGGGCGACAGGGTAGGCAAGATTCTCTGGCTCTATGTGACAGACCGGCTGTACCTTGGCACGCGTGGCGGAATATACGGGGTGACAGGTTTGATCACTCCGAGTCAGTTCATGCTCACCAAAATCAATGCTCATGCAGCATCAGAGGTTGAGGGAGTCACGGCATCGGGGAACCTGCTGTATTTTCAGAGTGATAGACGGACACTTAGAGAGGTATCATATGTCGACCAGCAGGATAACGCCCAGGCTGTAGATTTGACAATTTTCTCCACCCATCTGTTTGAGGAGCATCTTGCACGGAAAATGGTGGTACAGAATAGTCCTCACACAATTATCTGGATCCTCAGAGGTGATGGAAAGCTTGTCTCTTTCAGCTATGAGCAGACCGTGGGCATGATGGCCTTTGCTGTACATGAGCTTGAAGGGGATGTGATTGATATTTCCGGTGGCGTTGGTGATGATCTATACGCTATCTTACAGAGGTCCAGCGATACTGTGCTCATACGGATGGGTAGCACGCTGCTTGCAGACGGGGTGAACAGCAGCTCGTTGTTCTATCTCGATGGGCTAAAGAAATTTGTTATACGGGATACCCTTGCTGATTTTGAAGCCTACATACAGAACTATGATTTCAGGACTTGGCTGATAGCAAACTCTATCGACTCAATTGATGACGTACAGGTAGAAGAAGGACCACTTGATGTATCAAGTCAAAGCATTGACGGATATATTAAACACTGTGCTTTACGTCATTTCAGCTCTCTTGCATCGATAGACTTATCCGACAACAACCTGTCAAACTGGGCATCGATTCCCATACCAACTTCCTGGGAAACTATAGACTTCTCTGATAACAGCCTCACGGTAGCCGATGTCAACCAGATCCTGATTGATCTGCAGACCAGCAATGATCTGTCAGCACGTACAGGATCTATCGATCTGTCGGGAAATGCCGAGGCAGGGTATGACGGCCTGGTAGCCGCTGTTGCTCTGCATGATGCTGGATGGACAGTAACTCTGGAAAATACCGCAGGATGGGAAGATGGGTATACCCTGACCTTTGATGCAAATAGCGGAACAGGATCACCGCCTACAGCAATGTCGCCGCTCGGTGGAGAAACGGTAGAGATTCCAGACGAAAACACCCTTGTTAGAACAGGTTATGAATTTGTCGGCTGGAATACTAACGCTGGAGGAACCGGTACGCCCTACAGCGAGGGTGAGGATTATGTCATGCCGGGCGAAAACACCACACTGTATGCCATGTGGGCACGTGTATATACGGTGACCTACAATGCCAACGGGGGTACAGGATCCGTGCCGTCAACTGTGTCTTATCAGGCTGGGAAAACCGTTACCGTATCAATCAATAATCTCACTAAGCTATATCACACAGATGATGGGTGGAACACTGCAGCGAACGGATCCGGTACTGATCACGCAGAGGGTACAACGTTCCAAATGCCAGGAAATGACGTTGTTCTGTACTCCAAATGGGAGTCCATTGCATACGAAATAGGGGATACTGGTCCTGCTGGTGGAATCATATTCTACAAATCTGGAAGTATCAGGCTCGAATGTGCTCCAGTCTCAACTGAGACTCGTAAGGCCTGGGGAGTCACCTATCTAGTTGGGGGAACTTCTGAAGATGTTCTTGAAGGTGCTGACAATACCGATCTTATTGTTGCAGCTGACGGTTCGGGTGATTATGCAGCACAGTTTTGCTATGGTTTATCTGAAGGTGGATTCTCTGACTGGTTTCTGCCGTCGTTGGATGAGTTAATTCTGATGTATGAGAACCTATATCTGGATGGTAAAGGGAGCTTATCGGGCGATGACTACTACTGGGCTTCCTCCGAGTCTGCTGTTAAGAAGTATGCATCGATACTGAGTTTCATAGATGGCTATGAGAACCACATTTACAAGAGCCGTGTGTTCTCAGTTCGAGCCGTCAGACAATTTACGATAGCCTAGGAGAGATCTATGCCATATATACCATGTGATGAATACATAGGAGAACAGGTTTACCTCATTTACTACCGTGGTGGTTGGCAGGTGGAGCAGGTTACTGTCAGCGAGGACCCCTACGGTATGATTTACACAGACGCTCTGCTGGAAGTGGGTAAACCCTATTGGGTAGGAAAGAACTTTGAGTCGTTGGTAAAGACCTTACCGATAGTCAACCCTCAGGTGACCGGGAAGAAAGCGAGGATCAGTGAATTCAATCTGTATGTCCATAACTCCCAGGGAGGAGTGCTCGAGGCTGGAGGGGAAGAGTACGCGTTGTCCTACCCGGATGGAGAGTTATACACCGGAAAGATCGAGAGCAGCTTCGGAGGCATTTACACCGAGGAGCCGCAGATAACTGTCAGTACAGATGAAATATACAATTTAAGAATTCTGGCGATGGAGTATGTTTATCGTCAATATGAGAGGTAGCTTATGACATGGTTGGCAGCTGGAATATTGCTGAGTCTGGGATCAGCAGCTATTGATCTCATCGGGAAAAACATCCAGGCAAAACAGGCAAAAAAGCAAGCGCGGGAAGATGTTGCAGAGGCCAATACTGATTTGGTAGAGGCGAAGAACCTTGCAACGGGATCCTTGGTTGCTCAGACTGCCGGAATGGGTGTGGGCGGTGACTCTGTTTCCAAAACCCTGGGGAGAACATCGTCCCAATACAATGAGGCAATAGACAAGAATAACGAGGATCTGGACACGTTTATTAAGCAAACGAACCTCAACCTTGCCTTTGATACGGTTTCTACGGTGATTGGTACCGGGGCAAATGTATTCAACATGGCCTATAGTGGCGGGGCTTTTGATAAAAAGCCTGACGACTTTTGGAAAACCGATAGCACGAAACAGCTCCCACAGTATGGGTATAGCCAGGGATACGGATACGATCCTAATGTACACCCAACGGGGTTGAGTTATAGGGGTCGTGGGCAAGCAGTGGTTTGGAAGCCTCATTTTTAGTAGGAGCAGAGTATGGCAGTTTTAGACCTGAGCGGACTTACCAATGTAGCCAACGCTATCGGCAACGTGGGCAATACTTTTGCCCAGATTGGAGTGAATAAATACCAGCAAAGCAAGCAGTACAAATTTGAGGCTATGGCACAGAAGGCCAACATGGACCTGGAGATGTTTGCTCAGCAGCAGTCTCTGGAGTTCCAGAAGAACTGGACCACTCCCGACTTTGACCGCGAGAACGCCACCGAGAATTACACGGCAGCGCTGCAGGATTATTATGACAGCTCGATCCGCCCATTATTTGATGAGGACCAGGCTGCTATCTTTGAAGCTCAGGTGCTGTATCCGGCAATGGCCCAGCAGCAGAGCGCTATCCAAGCCAATATTAATAACTTTGAGCTGCAGACTGGGCATCAGGCCCACCTGGCGAAGCTTGATCAAAGTCAGACAATGCTCAGTCGTGGTGCGAATTTTCAAAGTGTGCTTGATGAGGTAAATACCAGTATCGATGCCCTGAGAAGTGCAGGATATTTTGCAACTGATGTCGAGGCTGAGGAGGAGAGGAGATCCCGGATACATGCTCTTAATCTCACCAGCGCAGAAAGGAACATCAGTGCACTCATTGATAGAGGGGCTATCGACGGGGACGAAGCAGAAGCTCTTGTTGATGCTGTCTGGAAAGGCAAACCTGAATTATCTACGGCCCCTATAGCAGCCCAGAGAATACTCGACCAACTGCATGGTACTGAGGGGCTCGACAACTTCACCTATCAGGAAGCAGAAGACCTCAAGACCATGGCAGTCTCTCGTGCTGCCGGCAGAGAGTCCGAGAAGGACAGCCAACTGCGGGAGGAGGCGTACGAGGTCGAGACGGAGCTCATACGGCTGGATACAGAATCACCAGTATCCGTGCAGCAGGTCAGGACTCTCTTTTCCGGCAGGACAGATCACTACTCGGTCAGGTTGAAATCCGAATGGATGAAAACGGCCAAGGCAAATGATGACGACCGTCTGCTGGACCAGATGTTGAACATGGCATCTTTTGTTAATGATGGGACTATCACCGTTGAAGACTTGGAGTCAGACACTCGTTGGAGCCTGTTTCATAATAAGCAACTGGGCAAGGAACTCAAGGAAGATTATGTAGCAGTTGCAAAGAATCATTCGGATACTTCTGCAGGTAATGCATTACTCGAGAAGTATTCAGGGATGGATTTGGTTGAGGGGGATGAGGGATCTGTACAATCTCGCAGGGATGCTGTGGAAGCTGGCGAGATTATTAGCAAAAAAGATGAGGAGATCTTGGTGGGAATGTATGACCAGGAGCTTGCCCAGGAAATTCGCACTTCAATCGAGGAAGGACATGCTGGATTACTGCAGGAGATTCGTCAGGCCAAAACAGAAGCAACACAGGAAGCAAGATACCTCGAAATAGAAGAGACTTTACTTCGGGCAAACCAGTCTCCAGAAAAGGACAGTCGTCTAATAGCTCAGGCGTATCTGGCCGGAGAAATAACTGAAAAGCAGCGCGATGATCTGGAGACAACAGCGAGGGAATGGAAAAATTCTGATGCCTACACACAGGCGCTGAAGGATTTTGATGTGATGGCGCGTATTGCTGCAGGGGTGAAGGAGACCGGTGCCCTGACCCTGGACGAACAAGCCAGAGTTAACCGTTACAGGAATATTTATCATAACACGTTCAAAAACACCCTTGATCGTTACCCGGATCAGGATACTGACGATTTTGTTCGAGAGATTGCCAATGAGCTGCTGAATACCGATCCGGTGCTGCTGGACTTCATCCAATATACCCGGGGAGATAATTCCACGCGTTATTGGGAGCCGGGGAAATCAACCCAGGGCCGGGACGACTTTGACCGCTTGGTATGGACTCTGAATACTTCTAATGAATACACCGGGGCAGGGCTGCTCGGGGAGGCCTACGATATGGCCAGAGCTGGCGCATACAGGTCCTTGGTGGAACTTTTTGGAGAGCAGGAGTATAGTTTTATTCCTGACAGCCTTGGCCCGCTCTATGAGCTTCAGGACCCGTCAGAGGTCCCGGAGATTGTAGAGATTCTCAACCAGATAGATCCTGGTGCAGACCCTGCCAAAACTCCTATAGCTCTCCAGTACGGAATCGTGGAGGGTTCGAAAAACCACGAGACCATGCTGTACATCGGGGTGCAGACGCAGCCGGTAGATTCAGAGGGAAGAGCAGTTGGATCTACCACCACAAAGTGGTATCCGTTTCTTGCCCCGGTTAATGAGCGATCAGAAGAGATACAAGGTTTCTACAACGAATCATCCAGTCCTGCTGCTGCAAGATCCACCAGCGAATTCACAGACCCCAGGAGCCCAATAAATCCGGCACCATCATATCTGCAGGACCCTAAAGGCCAGTACGATAGGGATACTGGTCAGATGGAACTCCCAGACACGGCGCCACACGTGAGTTTTCTAGCGAGAATACTACTGACGGTAGACTGCCGTCTGAGCAGGAAGTTCGCACAGCTGAACTTGATCAGCTAACAAAGATCGATGTGCTGGAAGAAATAAAGAATATGAAAAGAATGAATTGGGAAGAAATTCGTGCCTACAGAGCATCTCGAAGAACGCAGTTACCTGAAGTTTATCAGTTTCTTGATGGCTATTTGGGTATCGATCAAGCAGAAGCCGATACAAGCCAGCAGAGTATGACACCGCAAGAAGTTGCCAATCGTACAAGTGGGTACCAAGGCTATCAATGGGCTAGAGATCCAATGGAAAGTCCAGAAAAAGCTAGAGCTAAAGCAAGTTATCAATACATAACACAAAACCAAAGAGAACTTATAACAAAGAAACAATTATCTACGGAAGAGCTGAGAGGGGAAATACAAAAAAGCATCGAAGCTGGCAGGGTTTTAGGGCTGACTGACAGTGAGATTTACGCAGAACTCACGAAAGTCTTTAAAGGCCATGCAGATTATGAAAAGGTGCTCGAACTGATTCGTTTGGAGTTCGGTAGACTGCCGTCTGAGCAGGAAGTTCGCACAGCTGTTCCTGCTGCTGCAAGATCCACCAGCGAATTCACAGACCCCAGGAGCCCAATAAATCCGGCACCATCATATCTGCAGGACCCTAAAGGCCAGTACGAT